AATCTATGCTTTAACCTGGGATGGCCCAGGCTATCGCTGTTTGAGAACATGCTAGATGCCACAGAGAAGGGCAACTGGGATCGTGCGGCTGACGAGTTAATGGATAGCAAGTGGTTTAGCCAAGTTGGATTACGTGGGCTGGAGTTGGTAGAGCAGCTCAGAACAGGGGCGTGGCAAGACTAAGGTGATACTATGGCACCGCAATACAGTGAAGAAGAGTTAATAGAAGCCTACGAAGTTTACAAGGCAGCAGGAAGTTTTCGCAAAGCAGCTGAAGAGCTGGGCATTGACAAAAACACCGTCTCCAAAAGAGTCAGGAAATTCGAAGAGGCAAGAGATGCTCAGGACACTGAGGATACCTACGAGATTCCTGACCTACCCACCGAAGAAGTACCCACCGAAGAGCTGATAGACCGGATGACCCGAGGGTTTGAACGTCGCAAACGAGCTAAAGAAGCCAGGAGATGGATCAATGTTAAGGTTGACACTGACAAACCTATTGGGCTTGCTTTTCTGGGTGACCCTCATATTGATGACTCTGGTTGCGATTGGGCTACCTTACGCCATCATCTTGACATCATTAAGAATACTCGCGGCATGCGAGGCTGCTCGCTCGGGGACGAAATCAATAACTGGGTTGGAAGACTTTCTAGGCTTTATGCGGAGCAAGAAACAACAGCCGCACAAGGATGGCAGTTAGTTGAATGGCTCATCGAGGAGATGGACCCGCTGTTACTGATTGCCGGTAACCATGATATGTGGTCTGGCTCTGGCGACCCAGTGCAATGGATGAAGGCACCGCATCATCTTTACGAGAAGTGGTCTGCTAGGGTGCAGCTACAGTTCAGCAACGGTAAAGAGTGCCGTATTCACATGGCTCACGACATGCCAGGCCATTCGCAATGGAACCCGCTGCACGCGCAGATGAAGGCAGCCAAGTTCTTATCGACGGCTCATCTCTACATTGCCGGGCATCGGCATAACTGGGCGCTTGCCCAGGTTGAGCTACCTGAGATCGATACCTGCCCCTGGTTGGCTAGGGCACGAGGCTACAAATTTTTTGATGATTACGCGCTGACTAAGGGATATGATGAACAACAATACGGCCATGCGATTGGCGTTGTCATCGATCCTCAAGCCAAGACGCCGGCCTCGTTATTGACTTGCTTTGCTGACCTTGAGGAAGCAGCAGAGTATCTAACCTGGAAGCGAGAGAAATATGCCAGAACAGCTTGAACGTAGCCTGATGGCTAGGGCTAAAAAGATGGGTCTCAAGGGCAAGAAGAGAGATGCCTATGTCTATGGCACCCTTACCAAGATTGCAGGACCAAAAGGCTCTGAAAAAGCAGCAACCAGCGGAAAGGTAAGACGTGGCTAAAACCCCCGCATGGCAGCGCAAGGAAGGCAAGAACCCTAAAGGCGGCTTGAATGAAGCTGGCCGACGGTCAGCTAGGCGTCAAGGCATGAATCTCAAGCGACCCGTAAAATCAGGTGATAACCCTCGACGCGCTAGCTTTCTGGCTCGCATGGGTGGTATGCCTGGTCCTGAGCGTGATAGTAAGGGCAGACCCACACGACTGCTGCTAGCATTGAGAGCATGGGGTGCCAGTTCAAAAGCGGATGCTAAAAGAAAAGCTGCCGCAATCAGCAAACGCAACAAGGCGAAAGCATAATGTACGGCAAAGGCAAAAAGAAAAAACCTAAGGGTAAGTAAGTAGGATATCTAGCGCTCGTTTAGCTAGGTCAGACGCATCACCGATGTGCTGCCTGTTAGCTATCTGCTCGAGCAATAGAATAAGCTCCTCATTGATTCCGGCAACATCTTTGCAGGTCGGACAGTCACCTCTGATCCCAATCTTCCGCGATCTTATAGCGTCCCTCACCATGTCCAAATCGTTCAGGTTGTTCAACATATTTAAGCACCTCGCCCCAATGTCCTAGTTGTTTTTCAAGCTTCTTGAGCGCTGTCTTCTCTGCCCAATAGACTTGATCCTTTGTGATGCCGAGTTCTTCGGCGATATCGGTGTAGCTTCTTACTGCAAGGCCGTCAAAGCGACCATTCTTTCGGGTTCTAAAACTACGTGGCATGAACGCATCCCTCCTTGTGGTATCCGATGCCATCACAATCTAAGCAATAATCCTCTTTGCCGAATAAGTCCCGACGGAGCATTGCCTTTCTGGGTAAGCGACGATGCCACATGACATCGCCATCCCTATTGCGCGTGTAGCCAATCAAGTCTTGCTCGTATGCCCAATCTAGGCCGCGAGTGATCTCTTTAGCTGGCAAGCGCAACGCTGCTACCAGGTCGGCATCCGTTAGCCGATTAAGTGTCCAGATTTTGGACTCGACAATCCGCTGCCAGACATCACTACCGTCGGGAACCTTACGGCGTGGACTCAATGCCGATAGTCCTCGATTTCGGTATCCCACCACTCGGGGATGTACTGACTTTCAGCATACTCCCTTGCTTGGGCTTCCATGTCATCGACTAGCTTGCACAGTGCCATACGGTGATCGGTAGACATAATGATCAACTTGCGTATAGGACCATCTGCTTCGAGAATCCACCAATCACCCTCTCTAGCTGTGGTAAAGCTAGTCCCCATCTGATGCAGGCTCAGTTCTAAGAAGGCTCTCGAGCTGGCTTCGGGAGACGTAGATCCTGCCTCCCGTCCTGATATGCGGGATATGGCCTGACTGCACCATTCGTAAAGCCCTTTTATAGTTTCTTTCAGACCTTTCGCCAAAAAGATAAGTCGCCAAGTCACTGATTGTAAGGAGTTCACCATGCATCATGCCCTCCTGTTGACGCCTGTTGGGGTGCCTGCTGCTGCTGCCCCCCATCGGGCTTGTTAACAAACAGATTCATGCGCCCAGCGACAGGCCATGCTCGGCTGTCCTGGCCGACCTTTTGCTTGATGGTCAGCTGCATCTGAGCGCCTGATTGGACTAGCTGCTGATAGAGCTGCTGCACAGCGGCCTCTTGCTGGGGTGTCAGTGGGTATGGCCTGTTGGCTGCATCATCCCATCCGTTGTTGAAGGTGATCCAGGCGGATGCCTGATATTCCACGGGGATATTGTTTGCCGTGGCGCTAATGTTGTTCTTAAAGGTAATCTTAGAATTACCCATGTGCGGTTTGTTGCTCATATTGCCTCCTAGAAAGGTATGTCGTCTGCGAGTTGTTGTTTGCGCTGCTGTACAGCGCTCTTGATGATGCCGTTAAGCTCTGGATTCTTATCGGCTACTTGGTTCAATGCATCGCGGTTATTGGCAATCCAGCCCTCAAGCTCCATGTCGGTAGCGCAAGCATTGATCTCGTTGCAGGTATCCATCGGGTGATACTTCTTACCATTGATAGTCACTGACTTGCTATCAGCCTGCTGTGTCAAGTTAGCGGGCTTTGCCTGCTGTGCCGGTGCTACCTTCTTTGGTTGAGCTGGCTTTGACGCTGGAGTGTAAGCAGGCGGTGCTGCTGCTGTTGCATCGTTACCATCGTCATCGACTGCTGGTATGCCTGCAATGGCCTGCAAAGCGTACCGTCTTGCGTACGTTAAGCATGAGCCTGCTGACTGTGCATCAAACTTTGACAGCGGCAGCGTGTAGCTTGACTTAATCCACTGACCAGACTCGTGCATCAGTATGGTTTCTACGCCGGCAGAGTTCTCCTCACGTACAGGAAACTGCGTGTAGCTGAGACCATTGGCAGCGAATGAGTCTTTGATGGCCTTGATGACAGAGCTTAGATCCGCATAGCTCGATTTAAAGAATGGATTGCTGGAGTCCTTGACTGCGCCACCCATTTCACCCTGCGCCTTGCATAGCGCTTTAGCCAGGTGATTAACCTGTTCACTCATTTCCATATTCTTCTGGCCTCCTCTAAGTAGCCTGGGGGTTCTTGCCAGCACAAGTCATCCCACTCGGGGCTGACCAGGTCAAGCAGATCCGAGGTGCTGTCTGCTAGGGTTAGCATCTTCTCGGTCACTGAGTTCTGCCGCTCGGTCTCTCTGATCACATCGTCTAGGTAATCGGGTGTGAGTTCGTCGCAGTTGTAC